AGCATTAAAATAAATCCTGTTACCGTACCAATAAGACCTAGTACAAGACAAGATTCAGCGATAAACCATCCATCTTCTAGATCATAAACAGCTTCTTTGGGTGTAATATTTTTTTCTTTAAATGAATATACCTTTTTTCCTAACCATAAGGAAACTAGAATTAATATTCCGAGAATAATAAATCCTATCCGAGTAATATCTTCTCGGTACAGGTGATGGAAGAAATTAAAATGGTATGCTACTGTGCCTAAAGCAATTTGAGTACAGAATAAAAACCACCATCTTATTAAGATACTAGAAACATTTCCTACAATATTAGTAATTTTATCTATCATATCTATATTTAGTTTAAAATCACGGGGTTAGAGTTCGTCTGCTTTTGGCGATAAATATTCCCATAGATATAAATATTTTGGGGAATAATTAATGAGTTTTTTTGGCCATGAGGGTACAGTGTATGCGGCGGGTGTTGTGGAGGATCGTCACGACCCAGAAAAGTTAGGACGAGTTAGGGTTCGTTGGCTTGGCATACATACCGAAGATAAACAAAACATTCTAACAAAGGATCTTCCTTGGTCTCAGGTAGTACAACCAGCGACCGGACATAACCATGCTGGAATCGGCCACAACTCTAATATTCTAGAAGGAACTTGGGTCTTTGGTATAGCGAAGGATCCAGACCTATTACAAGATTGGATGGTATTAGGTGTTTTGCCTGGTCTGAATACTCGTACCGCATATCGTGGTGGTAAAGGTCGATCTTGGAACAAAGCAAGAGGCGATTTAAAAAAGATACAGGAAAGTTATGACCCAGCAACACCTGATTCTGAAAAAACTTATATAGATTATGAAAAGGGATTTTATGATCCCACCACCGATTTGCGAAATGTTCCTTGGCCACCATCTACAGCAAGTTACGGAAACCCAGTAGCAGATCATACGTTCACACCAAAAGAGAAACATCCAGACCTCTCTTTGGAAGATACCGATAAAAAACAAACAAGAGTACCTAACTACTCAGATGCTGTTGGTGGCGACCATCCGTCCTTATTGGATTTAGATGGTGAAGAGGCGGCACAATGGGAGTATGAAACTACAAAGGCTCCAGAGTTTACAAGAGCAACACATTCAGATGTACTTCATGCATTATATAAAACTACTCGTAGATTAACAGCAGATAAAAGATTTCTTCCAGAATGGACACATTTTGGAACATTCAGATGGCCCGATGCAAACACTTATACTAAACCTGGCTCAGATGAAGAACCGGAAGGACAAGAACCACAACGAGAATGGCTTGGAGATTTTGGTGATCGCAAAAAGGGCCGCGAAGGAGTTATTCTTTCAACAGGATATTTAGAACCAGATTTTTGGTCAGAGGACCGAGAATATGGAAAAACAGGAGGAACATATGGTCCATCTTTTCCTGTTACGAGAGATACACCCACATATATTCCGACAGAAGATGCTGATGTTCTCGGTATATCTCCAAATGATACACGAGCTTCATGGGGTCAAAAATCAAAAGAAGAAACTGGTTATTGGTCATTGGACGGAGAAGATTATCGCGTACCTAATCCTAGAGTACGTTGGGTTCGCAAGGAACATCTAACACCAACAGAAGAACAAACAGTTAAGGAACTATTTGATGCCGGACATTATGGAACAGGTATCTATAATGTTAGTGACCCAGAAGCTGATGATAGTCGAAAAGATATCCGCTGGGAAGACGTTAGCAATGATGATTTGGTTGTTGTACCTACACCAGATACTAATACACTTGCTATGGGTGGTATTCCTATTGAATCTTGTGACGGAAAAACCGTAACTACAAAATCTAGTTTATGGGCTGATAAAACAACTTATTTTTCTGATCCGGGTTTATCTAGAGGTGAACCAGCAAAACCTTTAATTCAAAAAGGTGATATTGTGCAGATAACGGGTGTCCGTGGAATGCAGGAAATCAATGGTCGTGTTTTCCGTCTAATAGGGTGTGAGGATAAAGACGGAAGTTTTACCATGAAACTTGGCACAAAGGATGGAAAGGTTTGGTCTGGGCCAGGAGACAAAGCAGTAGATAACGAAAACTGGTCAGAGTATCTTGGTGGTGGTGTAGTCATTCCACATAATCCACATTGGATGTTGTGCTGGAAGGCCGATATGCGGGAACGTCAAATCAATATCGGGTCACCTGATCCAGAAACAGGCGTCAATGCAATGCACTGGAATCAACCCACGGGTGACTTCAATGCTCGTTATCCATATAACAATGTTTATGAATCTGAATCAGGTCACATCATGGAGTATGACGATACACCTGGAGCAGAACGTATCCATCAGTTCCATCGTTCCGGTACACACTACGAGATTGACCACAACGGCACACGGACAAACTATGTAAAGGGTGACAACTACGACATTCGGTTGCACGATGATTATGTTTATGTCAAGGGTAAGGTCGTACACACGTTTGACGATGAGGTAATGATACGATACAACGACCGGGCCGAGATATCTGCAGCATGGAAACTTCAATTATGGTCTGGTGGTGACTTAGATATACATTCAAAACGTAATATCAACTTCAAGGCTGATGGTGATATCAATATGCAGGCAGATGGTCACATCAACCTACATGGTACTGGTGTTACTGCTGAGCAAACTGATGAGTATCGTGCCGGTTCTAGAAATATGAAAGAGCGATCTAAGATTCGTATGAAGGCAGGACATATCGAGCTTGAAGCTATCGGTGATGAAACCAAACCAAAGCAATACGGCATATTTGCTCAGTCAAACCAGGCACCAATGGGTTTAAAGACACTGGCAGAAGGAGATGCTGGTGATATACACATTGCTGCTGGAGAAGATTTGGAACTTTTTGCTTGGAAGAATCAATATCGACAAGCTTGTCAAGCAAATATTTATGATTATGTATATGGAGATTATAGGCTGGGAGTTCAGAATGGAGACATTCATGTTTATGCAACTACAGGAAAAGAAATTCATAAAATAACCCAAACTGTCGATATTACTTCCTGTCAAGGAGACATTAAGTTAAATGCTCCATATGATATTGAGGCAATTCCTCCGGCTACTCAATATGGTAATATCTATCTGAATACTGGTCGGAAAATAGAGGCACAATCAGAAAGAGAAATATCTCTTTATAGTGAGTCATATTTAAATTTAATTTCTTGGGGAGAAGGAATGCTTCAAACTTTGGGCGGTCCTTTGGGTATTAAAGCAAAATCTGGTTGTTATGATGATGGTAAAGAAGAAGGTCAGGGCATGATTGATATGCAGGCCGATGTAGCTGTTAATATAGCTCCAACGCCAAACTTTGGCCAGGCCTCGGTTATAGAAGCGGAGATTCCCACTCCCATAGACACTGAAGCTAGTCAGAAAAGTGAAACTACTTGGATTCCAGAAACAATGGAATTACTTTCAATTGATTTGCCAAATCCAAGGCCAGCTGCTGGTACAAGTGTCACTCAATTAGCTTTAAATGCTAATAACCTAGAAGCTGGTATTGGAGGTGAGAATATTCGTAACCTTCACGACACAATTGAAAACTTGCAAGAGGGACTAAGTGCATATGTAACAAAAATGTATCCTTCAACATCCGATAAAAAAGTTTACATTGAAGATCAAAGTGAAATGATTATAACTGGAGTTTCAACACATGATTTAGAATCGCCGTGGAATGGATATGAAGCAAAAAATAAAACGGTAAGGCCTTTGGGAGTAGAAAATGCCAAAAGATTTACAGCAGTTCCTGCTCTTTGTGATACTAGCGAACAAGCGGCAGTAATTGAACCTTGCAGAGTGATACCACCTATGCCTTGTGAAGTACAGTTTAATTTTTGGTTATCTATATACTCCGCGGAAACTTTTGCAGGAGATGGAGTAACCCCTATATTCTTAACCGTCGCTCAGTCAGAAGCTACTCATATTGGTGTTATTATAAATTCCGGCGAGGGTATTTATGATTGTTTAGTACTTGATGCTGACTACACACTTACCGATGATCCTCTTATTCCTGGAATAGCAACATTCGATTTCTCAGCGGGATGGGGAGCGCCAGCATCAGGGTCAGTAGTTTATGCATTTTATAATTAAAATAGGAGAAAAAAATGTTAAAAAATTTAATTGAAAAAGTGAGAGAAAAAGAATTAAGTTTGGGTGCCCTTATGGTACTCATCGGTGTACTAGTCTGGATTATTCCAGTAAAACTAGTTTTAACATTATTCGTCATTTATGGTTTAGTATTAATCTTCTGGAAGAAAGAAGATAAAGTAAGAGATGTTCACCATCATCACCATCACAATGGCAATAGCAAGAAGAAGGTGAAACGCAAGAATGGCTAAACAAATAAAAACTCTAGCTATGAAACTAGAGCCAGTAAAAAAGAGAACATCTATTGGTAACTCTGTACGTTCTAGGCCCAAAAATAAAAATAAGAAACGGGACTATAAAAAGTACAGAGGTCAGGGCAAATAGATAAATATTAGTACATGACTACACAATACAATACAGGGTTTTCTGATGCTCAAGCTGTTAATGATAGCGAGCGCAGTAATTTTATTTACAAGGACTTAAATCTTTTCTTTACGCCTAATCCGGTAACTAAAGATATTTCCAAAGTTACAGATATTCAAGCGATTAAAAGATCCGTTCGTAATCTTGTTTTATTGAATCCGGGTGAGAAACCATTTCACCCTGAGATTGGTACTGGTATTCGTGATGCGTTATTTGAGAATTTTACTCCTCCGGTTCGTGAGGCTTTAAGAAGCAAAATAGAAAATATTATTAAACTTTATGAACCTAGGGTAACTGTAATAAGTGTATCATTTAATGATATATCCAATGCACGTTTGGATAATAACCGATTGGATTGTACAATTCAATTTATTATTAACAATGTTCCTCAAAATGTTGAGGAAGTTGAAGTAATGCTACAGAGAATACGATAATGGCAGCAGGAATAAACACTAAAGGCAAGATGCAGATCACGGAACTTGATTTCGATGGCATCAAGAATAATTTAAAAACATATTTGAAAGGTCAGTCAGATTTTACTGATTATGACTTTGAAGGTTCAGGTATGAATATTTTGTTAGACACTCTTGCCTACAATACTCACTATAATGCATTTTTAGCTAATATGTTGGCTAACGAAATGTTCCTAGATACAGCACAGAAAAGAAACTCAGTTGCTTCTCATGCTAAATCTTTAGGCTATACACCAACATCAGTAAAAGCGCCTGTAGCATATGTAAAGGCTCAGGTGAATAATGCTACTTCTTCAAGTATCACAATGCCAGAAGGATATTCTTTTACTACAACAATTAATAGTGTATCTTATCAATTTGTAAATACTGAAAGTAGAACAATTCAACCAGATGCTGGGCTTTATGTATTTGGGCCCACGGCGGGTATTCCTGTTTATGAAGGTACTTGGGTTACAACTAGATTTACTGTTGATTTGAATGATGCTGATCAAAGGTTTATTATACCGAATGATAATGTAGATATGTCTACATTGAAAGTGCAAGTTCAAAATAGTGTAGGAGATACTACCACCGAAACATATACTAAAGCAGATTCACTTGTGGATGTTACAAGTACTACTAAAGCTTATTTCTGTCAAGAGACAGTTAATAACGAATGGGAAGTTTATTTTGGAGATGATGTTGTTGGTAAGGCTTTAGTTGATGGTAATATTGTTATTTTGAAATATGTCGTCACTAATGGTCTTGCTGCTAATGGTGCAACAACATTTACTGCCGGTGGTTCAATATCTGGTTTTGGTGATATTACAACTACAACAATGACCTCGGCTGCTGGTGGTGCTGTTGCTGAAAATCTTGATTCCATAAAATACAATGCCCCATTCAGTTATGCGGCACAGAATAGAACAGTTACGGCTAAAGATTATGCAGCGATTGTTCCTAAAATATATCCAAATGTAGAATCTATTTCTGTGTGGGGTGGTGAATATGAAGATCCTGCAGTTTATGGTAAAGTATATATTAGTATTAGGCCCAAAGCTGGTAACACATTAACCGAATCTACTAAAAATTCTATTGTAGCATCATTAGAAGAATATAATGTAGCTTCTGTCACACCTGTTATTTTGAATCCAGAAACTATTAAGATTATTCCTAAAATAAATTTTAAGTTTAATAATACAACAACAACTAAGAGTAAAGAAGATTTAGCTGCTCTTATCACAACTGATATTACAACATGGTCTGACGATAATCTAGAGAAACATGAAGCTATCTTTAGATATTCACCATTCACTACTATGATTGATAATGTTGATCCTTCTATATTATCTAATATCACTACAATCAAAACGAGTAAAACATTCTTGCCTTCATTAAGTACACAAATGAAGTATGAGATATCATTCAATAATGCTATATATCATCCCCATGACGGCCATCAATCAAAAACTACGGCTACTTCAGATTCTTCAGGAGTAGTGGGATCAACTGGTTTTAAATATACGGGTGATACTAATGTTTATTATTATGAAGATGATGGATACGGTAAAATCAAATCTTATTATATATCCGGCACAAGCAAAGCCTATAAAACATCAGGGCCAGTCGGTACTGTCGATTATGATACAGGAAAAATAATTTTAGATGCTGAAGATATTGCGTCTGTTGAGAATTATGATGGAACAACACAAAAACAGATTCGTATCACAGTTCAACCTTCATCTAATGATATCGTGCCTGTAAGAAATCAAGTATTGGAAATAGATTTATATAATATGTCTGTTGTTGGTATATCTGATAGTATTGCTTCTGGTTCATCCGATGGTGGAAGTTTATATAGCACGACAACTTCTTATAACTAATGGCTACTATTTACAGTAAAGTTTCAACTCAAGTAAGCGATCAACAACCGGATTTTATTCGGTCTGACCATCCAGATTTTCTAGCATTTCTAAAAGCTTATTATGAGTTTTTAGAGTCGGCAGAATTGAAGTTGAAAACTTTTGGTTCGACTGATTCTATTCAATATGAATTGGGAAGCACTACTTATATAGTATTAGAAGATACAAATAGATATCGTACTGGAGAATCTAATAATATCTTACTTGAAGATTACGATGCTGTAGGTGCATCTAAAGCAAGAAGTAATGGGGCCTTTGTAAACGGAGAAACTATTACAGGTCAAACATCTAAAGCAACTGCTGTAATTCGTGCAGAAGATATTAGTGCAGGCTCTCGTTTGTTTATTTCATCTCAAAATAAGTTTATATTAGATGAACAAATCGTTGGTCAAACTTCTGGCGCTACAGCTCATATCGTTAGTTATACTGCTAATCCTGTACAGAATGTTATGCAACTTTTGGAGTATATGGATGTCGATGATACGATTGGTGCTTTCTTCACACAATTTAAATCTGTTTTTATGCAGTCGTTGCCTGACGTTCTGGCTTCGGGGTTAGATAAAAGAAAAATTCTAAAGAGTATTAAAGACCTTTATCGTGCTAAGGGTACTAAAAAAGGTCATCAATTATTCTTTAGAATTTTGCTTGATGAAGATGCTGATCTTTACTACCCCACAAAAGATATGCTCAGAATTTCGGATGGTAAATGGACAGAAGATACTACTTTAAGAGTTTATGCACCCAATGATACTATATTAGATGAGGAAGCTTCATCGACTAGTGACATATTCATTTTATTGGAAGATGATTCTCAAATACTTATGGAAGATTCTATTAGTGGCATAGATGATTTATCTCTTTTAGTAGGACAAACTATTACACAACAAGCTGCTTTCGACCGTACTATATTGGAGAGCGGTCCTTACTACAATAAAGGATATAAAACTATTAATAAGACAACTGCGGTTGTTGATTCCGCTACACAACTTACAATTGGTGGAGAAACAATATTTGAATATGTTTTAAATCCAGATAGTTTAGATGGTGAATTTTTTGTAGGTCATAAGATTACGGGACCGAATAATACTAATAGTGAATTAACAATTACAGCAAAGATAGCGGCATCTATAGAGAAGGCAGTATTTCCTGCTGGAGAATATGATGTAAGTACCAAAGTTGGTACACCAGATACGGTTACGGTTTCTGCTGATGTTGGTTTAGAAGGTAAAGCTAGTATTACAGCTTTCAGTGCTGGTACAATTAAAAATGTTATAGTAGATGTTGGTGGTTCTGGATATAAAGTAGGAGATAAAATATCTGTAGACAACACAAATACAAATGGTAATTCTTTAGCCGGTGAAGTGTCTATCGTTAATGGTGGCATTGCTCCGGAGTCTGGAACACTAACTGACAATTTTAGAATTACATTAGAAAGTGGAACTCCAGGACAACCCGGAGAAATTTTATTAGAAGAATCTCTCATTACTTATGATAGAGCAACTGGAACTTTAGAAGTCGGTGAAACCTTTTCCGGATTAACTTCTAATGCTACCGGTGTTGTTATTGAAATTGTCGATGATAACACACTTCTATATCAACCGGTAACAGGTTCTTTTTCCTCTGGTGAAATATTATACGGCAACACTTCAACATATACCGTTAGGCTTACAACTAATACTATTAATACATTTATAGCTAATGAAGAAGATACAGGAATGTTATCGGGTGATAGATTTATCTATGAAACAGAAACAATAAAAAATGATGTTTACGATGGTGCTGTAATGGTCCAAGAAACTGATACTGGCGTTGGTGATGTTACAGATATTAGGGTGATAAGTAGTGGTTATAGTTATACATCTCTTCCACCGTTGAATGTTACACCATCTGCTCCATTATACGGAGGCGTGGGAGCTATCATACGAGCAAAAGGTGTTAATGTTGGTTTTGCTAGAGATATGGATATACTTGATTGCGGAGTACATTATACAGATCAAGATTCTCTGAGATTTTTAATACCAACCAATTTCTTATGTATATCAAAATCTGGACTCTTTACAAAAAATGAAACCTTAACAGGATCTACATCGGGCGCTACAGGTAGATTTATATCTGAAGAAACATCGACTGGTATTGTTAAGATGGATCAGTTAAGTGCTGCACCATTTATCGCTGGAGAAACTATAACAGGTTCTATATCTTTAGAGACCGCAGTAATAGATTCTTATACCGAAGAAGTTATTACTGGTGCTACTGGTGCTGCTGTAAAACGAACAGGAAAATATGTTAATGAGGATGGATTTGTTTCAGAGGCTTCAAAGAAAATTCAAGATAGTTATTATTGGCAAGATTATTCTTATGAAGTTAAAACAGCAACATCCATTATTGACTGGAGAGATGAATTACTTTCAACTATACATCCGGCAGGTTGGCAAGTTTTTGGCAGATTAGATATTGTAAGTAAATTATCACAGTTGGCAAATATAACGTCCGTTGCTGGTCTAGGAACATTCTTTAGATTAATGTGGCCGGCTTTATTCGGTATGCGATTAGGTACATTAGATCAAGCGCCCTTGAATCCAACTCCAACATCGGAAGCTAATGAGCTGGATAAGACATCTAAACTTTATCAAAACGCTTTGCAGGTTAGTTCTGGAGCATCATTTACATTATATGAAACAATTACTGGTGGTACTTCTGGTGCTACAGGCAAGATTGCAGAAGATACAACCCATGATGATGGTACTCGCGTTATAATTTATACACCGGTTTCTGATATATTCCAGGCGTCGGAAACAATTACTGGTGGTGCTTCTGGTGTAACAGCTACAACAATAGAAGTATTTGGTTTGCGTGGTGAACGTGATAGAACATTATCCAAGCATAATGTTATTGATTTTCAAGTGGGAGGATTATTATTAAATAGTTCTACACCAACATATGATGATCTAACAGAGTTTAAATTTTCTCCAAGTATGGTTGATTCTAATGCATCATCTTTAACTTTTAGAAGTCACGATGTTTTTGTTGTTCGTGTTCCCTTTAGTACCTTGAATGGTAACATCAATAATTCGGTTGCTACTATTACTGTGACCGATGCATCAGACTACCCGACTGCTGGTACTATTCAGATTGGTGACGAATTGATAGATTATACCGGTAAGTCAAGCAATGATTTAACAGGTTGTAGTAGAGGTCAACATGGAACATCAGCAGCATCTCATACATCAGGTGCCCGTTTAGATTCAGTTCGTTGGGGCATAAACCAGAATAAAGGTTCTGGTTATAGAATTATGGATTGGTTAAAAGATTATCGAGGTAATGAAATAACTATAGCAGATATCTTAGCTACTCCAAAGAAACGAAATAATATTAGCCCACCATCGGTGGTTACTCTCTATATGACTTAACGGAATGTTATAAATAATAGAGATAAATATTCTCAGGAAATAATGATATGGCAGCAATCGTAACAAACAAATTCAGAATCAACAATGCTCTTCAGTTTTATGAATCATTTGGAGAAGCATCACCTACAGTTTATTATCTATTTGTAGGTAGACCACAAGCTTTCTCAACAGGTACAGGAGGAGGTACAGATTCAGCTCCTTCAACTCCAATAGATAATGTTTCTAACGAAATGGTATATTTCCGAGATATGTTAGCTGCTAAAAAGATAACATCAAGTGATGTTTCATATGTAGTTCCTCGGCATGATTGGACAACAGGCACAGTTTATGATTACTACAGAGGTGATTATGGTGCAACAGTCAACTCCGCAACAGTACAAACAGTTGCTGGTGGTACAGATATGTTTGCCACTACTACAAAAATGTATGTTCGGACTTCGGCAAACAATGTATATAAGTGTATGTTTAACAACAGTGGTGCCGCATCGACAGTAGAACCCACGGGAACAGCTACTACCGAATTAACGACTGCTGATAGTTATGTTTGGAAATATATGTATACGATGACCACAACAGAAGTTGCTAACCATATGACTCCTGACTTTATGGGCGTTCATACAGATTCCACAGTTTCAGCGGCTGCCGTTGATGGTGCTGTAAATCGTTATCATATTGCCGCCGGTGGTGCTGGTTATACTAACGGAACATATGCAACACAGACACTCCGAGGTGACGGTTCATCTGCAACATTTACATTAGTTGTAAGTGGTGGTGTTGTAACATCAGTTACCTCAACTGCTGCTGGTACTGGTTATACGTTTGCAGATTGTAATATAGATGCAATCTCTGGTATTGGCACACCTTCTAGTTCTGCTGTAGTTACACCGATTATTGGGTCCAAAGGTGGTCATGGGTACAATGCAGTAGAAGAACTTGGTGGTTTCTATGTAATGACTAACACAACACTCAGCGGCTCAGCAGGTTCTGGTGACTTTTTGGTCGACCAAGACTTTAGACGTATCGGTGTTGTTCGTGATCCATTTGACTATGGCACGACAACCATCTGTAGTGCTGATACTCGCAGTGCTTTAAAGTCAGTTACATTTAGTGGTACTCCAGGAACATTCACTAATGATGAAGTGATTACTGGTGGAACATCCGGCGCTAAAGGTTTAGTTGTAGATTATGATGCGAGCTCAAAGACACTTAAATATATTCAAACGGAATGGACTGGAATAGCTACTAATAAAAATTTAGTAGATTTTGCAACTAGTGAGATTATTACTGGTACAGATTCTTCTGCAACAGGTACAGTATCCGCTGTAAACAATCCAGAGATTGATTATTATAGTGGCGATATAATTTATGTTGAAAATCGAGCACCTATTTTAAGAGCTACAGACCAGACAGAAAATGTGAAATTAATAATAGAATTTTGAGCTAGGAAAATAATATGCCAGCAAAAACCAATTTTAATGTAAGCCCCGTTTGGGATGATTATCAAATAACAGATGATTTCCATCGTGTATTGTTTCGTCCCGGATTTGCAGTACAGGCAAGAGAACTAACAACCTTACAAAGTATTCTACAAAATCAGATTGAGCAGTTTGGCAATCATATGTTCAAAGAGGGAACTATAGTAATCCCTGGTAGTGTTGCATATGATAGTAAATACTATGCTCTAAAATTACAATCTATATTTGGTTCTGGTACAGTATCCACTTATCTAGACCAGTATGATGGTGCTATCATTACTGGTGCAACATCTGGTGTAACAGCTAAAGTCATTGGGTATGCGGCTGCAGATTCGACAACGGGTGATCCTGATACTTTGTTTATTAAGTATCAAGGCACTGGTTCTGATAACTCTACAGTAACATTTACCGATGGCGAAAATATTTCTGCCAATAAGGCTATTTCATCATATGCCTCTGATATTATATCCGCTACTACTGCAGCAACATCTTGTAATGCTACTGGTTCAGCAGTTAAGGTTCTTGCTGGTGTTTATTTTGTTCGTGGGTTTATGGTACAAAACACAGAGCAAACTGTTATTCTAGACAAATACTCAGCAACTCCATCCTACCGTGTAGGTTGGAATATAACAGAAACTTTAGTTTCTCCAGAAGTAGATTCCACATTACTTGACAATGCTCAAGGCTCATCTAACTATGCAGCTAAAGGTGCTTATAGATTTAAACTCAGTTTAACTCTTACTAAAAAGACTTTAACGGCAACTGATGATGAAAACTTTATAGAGTTGGTTCGTGTTAAAAATGGATTAGTTGAACAAAAAGTTAAGGCTACAGAATATGCTGTAATAGCAGACATGATTGCTAGACGCACTAATGATGAGTCTGGTGATTATATCGTAAAACATTTTGATATAGAAACCAGAGAACATTTGGATACTGGTACTAATAGAGGAATTTATACTGCTGCAAATGGTGGTTTAGAAAGTAAAGTTGCCCTATCTATTTCTCCGGGCAAAGCTTATGTAGATGGTTATGAAGTAGAACTTCAATCTCAATCTATTGTACCTGTAAATAAAGCTAGAACTACAGAAACATTACTAAATGATTTTATACCAGCAACTTTGGGTCAATATGTAAAGGTCACTAATGTTTATGGACAACCAGATATTACAGAAGTCGGTAGTACTATTAATCCTTTTGAGGTAGTAAAATTATACGATCAACAGACATCAAGTAGAGGTTCTTCTGCTGGTTCTCAGATTGGTTATGCTCGTTCAAGAGTGTTTGAATATAATTCTGGCCTTATAGGTAATGTTGCAGCAATACATCACCACTATCTATTTGACATTACAATGTTTAATACGGTTGATGTTTCTTCTGCAAGTACACTTACAACAGAAGCTGTTATAACTGGTTCAACCTCAGGCGCTACAGGTGTTGTTGTTGCTGGTATAAGTGGCGTTGCTCAGTTTCAGATTATGCAACAGAAGGGTGAATTCATCGCCGGCGAATCTTGGACTTCAAGTGTGTCAACCGATACTGCTGGTGGCACTATTATGGCAGCGACAGGAACTGCTGCAAATAAAAAGAACTTTGCCCGTGATGTAAAACAAATCTATATGGATTCATCGGCTGGTACAGCTTTCGATTATACTGCTGATATTAGTTTAACAGAAAGTAAAACCCTTGACGGCGTTACGGATGCCTCAGGTACAACTATTGTTGGTTATAATACTAAATTTACTAGAGATTTGGTTGTTGGAGATATAATTGAGCTACCAACTGGTATAGGTAATGCCTTAGAAGAACGACGAGTTACGGTTATTTCATCCGATAGGCAATTGTCAGTGGCGAATGGCGTTTCTAATGCACAAACTTCAATTACAATTAATAGAATTCGGGCTGCCATACAAGAAATTAAAGAATCATCTTTACTTTATAGAATGCCCAAGGATAATATCAAGACACTTCTTGATAGTGGTGGTGCAACAGATACAACTTATAGTTATAAAATTCAGAAAACAGGAACTACAAACGGAAGTGGTGTTGTAACATTTACTTTGCCCGCTGGTCATAGTTGGGATTCTCCTTCAACAGGAAGAAATTATACACTAACAATTAGTAGTGCTGGTTCAGGTACGGGTGCTGTTGGAGATGTTGTTGATATTACTTCTACCGGTGTTGTGTCTGGTTCAACTACATTAACAGTTACAGATGCTACAATATTGGGTAATGCT